CCAGCACGACAGTATCCTAGCACGCAGACCCCACCATGCAATAGCACCCTGGGAATTTTTGACGTTATTTTTGATTCAATTTTTGCGTAATTTGACGCAATCTTTCGACCAATGCGTCCTTCATCACAAGCACCTGACCTTTGCGCTCGTACAGGGTTTTGTTGTTCCTGCGCCAGTATGCCAGCAGTAGCAATCTTGCCTCTTCTGGCCCGATCTTTCCATCAACCATGGTCTTGAGTGCCTTGTCTCTCTCTGCAACAGCCTTGGCGTAGGTCGTGTCGTCCTGGAAGTCTTTGCGTTTCGGGTTGGCTGAAGCAGAGTAGACTAGCGATTGCTTGCGTTGCTCTCGTCGCTGCTTGAATCGCTCAAGCTCGTCCTTGGTCAAGAAGTCCTTGTAGCCTGGATCCTTCGAGTCCCATTCCATCGCTTCGAGATCCTTCTCGATCAGCTTTTTGCGTTCCTCTGCGTTGGCGTTTTTGTACTTGGTCTTTGGGCCGTAAGTTCCACCGCTCATCCCGAGGATGTTCAGCATGGCGATCGCTGGGCCTTCTGGCACACCACGAGCCATCAGCGTTTCAACGACTTCCCGTGCAGCCAGAGGAATGAACAGTCCTGTGGTCGCTGTGGCTACCGTTGCTTTGTTGCCAACAACATCCTCGCCGGCAATGATGTTAATGCCAGCGGCGGGGATCGGTGCGAGTTTCTTGCGGATAAAGTTGGCTGTCACATCGAATGTGCCGTCTTGCCCGTACTTCTTCTTCTCACCGCGAATGTCAATGATCTCGCCTTCCATCGTCTTTTTCTGGCCAAGGCTAACTTGCGAGATGAACGTAGCGATTTGACCAAAGCCGGACAGCGGGTCGATTCGCGTCTCTCCAATCTTGAGTTTCATGAAGTCGGTCGATCGCGGATCCAGTTCGACGGTTGGCGATTCCTCGTCATCGTCGTCGTACAGTAATCCTCCGAGTGCCACGGCGGTTGCTAGGAATCCAGCCACACCGAGGGCATGCCGAGCGTACTCCATGGCGATGAGCCGCTTAACCCTGCCGGAAACCTTGGCATCCTGAAGCATGTAGAACGGCAACCCTAGATATGCGAAGCGAGATGCGAGGTATCTAGGTGCGAACAAGACGGTGCTGAGGTTTGCGGCTACCTTGTTAAAACTCCCGAAGTCCCCTCTGCCGGTCGATACGTTGATAAAATTGGCAATCGCCTTGGCTTCGTCCAGCGTCACTTGGCCGTTAGCCCCGAGGGTATCGACGAAGTAGACAAACAGCCGGAACCGCAAGCCGTTGAGGTAGGTCGTGTAAGCCCTCGCAGACATTGCAACAGGTGTCAAAACAGCCTTGCTGATCTTGTTGATCTTTGTGCCCTTCTTGCCAATGCCGTCCCGTGCCCAGCGACCGTAAAAAGCTTCTTCTTGATTTTGAATCGCTCCGGCACTTGTTGTGATATCTAGCTTGGTTTGTACGGCAAGTGGATAAAGCCGGTGCTTTTTGATGTTCTCGGCGATATTAAACTCTTCCTCTTGGCTGAAGATAGCCCGTCGCATTTCCTTTGCTGCTTCTTTAGCAAGCATTGGGTGGGCGAACGTCCCTGGGCCGCCCTGGCGGAACACCGCCGACAAGTCCATGGATGTCATAATCGCTCTTGCCAGGAATGAAATCTCCCGAGCCCAGTCAAAAACCCTCTCTTTGGGGCTCAACTGCGACAATCGCCATTCTGCCGCCAAACGGAAGAACTCCTCTTTCTTTTCCTCAAGCCGCCTCCTGTGCTTGGTTATCTCGTCGCTTTCAAGCGGTGCTTTCTTGGGTTTTGCTCCAAAGTAGCCGTGCGCCATGCGATCTTCGTAATCCGCAATCCTGTTTTTCAGGTTGGCGATATAAGCTACCTCTGCTCGCTCTTGAGGGCTCATCTTGGGGTTCTGTTGTGCCTTAATCGCGTCCCTCTGAGCACGCAACGATTCGAGCTCTGCTTGCTTGGCTCTCAGTTCTGCGCTCGTTACGGGCTCAGCACGACCTCTAGGCGAGAAATCTCCGGTGCGGAGTTGTTCCGTAACCCTTTCGATCTCCCGATCGGTAGCCCTGAGAGCTGCTGCAAGCCGTTGCTCCTTGGTCGCTCCCTGCCGAGGAAACATCTCGCGGTAGTCTTTGGTAACTTCCGCCAGGATTCGCTTTTGCTCAGCCAAATCCTTGTCTTTGCTCGCCAAGTCTACCTGCGTCTTGGCGATCGGCTTGCCTTCATCCATAGCCTTGCGCAAATCCCTGATGCGGTTTTTCGTAGCCCGCATTGCCGCACCGATTGCTGTCGTCAAGAGCCCCTGCTCATCCTCGGTATAGAGCTTGCTATTGCGCTTCAATTCATTGACCTGTCGCACCAACGCTCGTTCCTCGTCGGACATTTCACGACGCTGAGCACCCGTAGCCTTGGGGCGGATATCGGCTTCCAAGTCCTTGATCTTCGCCATTTGGAGCAACTGACCATTGATGTCGCGTTGCAGTCGCTTCATTTCGTCTTTGGAAATCGGCGTAAACTGCCCGTATCCACTCAGCGCATCCATTGTCTGCCGCTCGGTGATCTCTGGGTCGATCTCTTGGAGCGATCTCCAGACTGCATCGAGGACGACTTCGGCACGGTCTTCTTGATCCGCCGTGACGATTCCGCTTTCAATAATCGCTATTTGGATCTCACGAGCGATACGGGTAAGCCCCTCAACATCCCCAGGGCTGACCATAGGAATCGGGATTTCACCTTGCGCCTTGATCTTCTCCCATGCGGTCGCAAAAGCCGCCTGAGCCTGAACAGGCAGTTCGCCACCTATCTCTTTGCGCAAATTGGCTAGCAGTTCACCGTAGGAGAATACGCCAGCTTCGACGTATGCCATGACGACGCTCTCGGCTTCTTCAGCCATTCGTTCGTCTTCGGTCTGCATCAGCGTGTCAGAGCCATTCTTGGGCTTGAAGATGCTTGAGAACTTCTTGACGAAGCTCTGCACTGCCGTGGCGGCTTTTTGCCGTGGCTCGCTCTTGGCTTTAGGCTTGGGTGCTTTCTTCAAGTCGTCGTCGACCACTTGACGCACACCATCCTGCCGTTGAAGGTCGGCAATCACTTGCTCGGCTTTCGCCAAGTCGCCCTGAACCTTCGCCAGTTCCGCAGCCAGTTCAGCAATTTGCCTCAATTGCTCTTCGTTCAGCCTCTCACCGCCATTGGCAGCCCTTCCTTGCCGTTCCAATGCAGCGCGAGAGAAATCTGCATATAGCGTGATTTTCCTAGCTGCAAACGATCTTGCTTGCAAAGTTCCGATCTTTTTGTTGACTCGCTCTATCTCCTCAAGGGAGTTTGTTATCGCATCAACCTCCTTGAGTGCCTTGGCTGCGGCAACGCTGTCCTTTCGGTCTTTAGCTGCAAACAATCGATCCTGAGCCGCATAGAGAGCGTTGTTAAGCCCCCGGTAGTGCATCTGCAAGACCGCTGTGTCAATTTGGTCTGGGCCTGTAGGATCAGCATCCAATTCCTTAACCAGTCGATCTCCGAGGGTTGGATCCTGCCTAAGCCTGTTGCTAGCCTCCTCTAGCCATTCGTCCATCGTTTGGGCTTCTGGTTCCACCAGCCCGGGGGATCCTCGAAGTAGAGCTATTCGGTTAGCCACCTCGTTCTTGATGCTCGTCACTGGGTCTACTGGACGCAAGACGGGCTCGCCCCTGGAAACAGGCTCGCCGCCCTTGCCGCCACGCTGGTCGGCTGGCAACCCTCGCTGAACCAACTTGTCGAACAGATCGCGGATTTCCTTGGGGAGAGGCGTTCCAGTGATTTCCTGAATGCCACTGTAGACTTCTCGCATCCAACGGGAGATTTTCTGGAACAAAGAATCGAGGACGCTATTCGGAGAGTCACCCTCATACCAATACTGCTCCCACATCTTGGCGGCTTTTTCTTCCGCCTTCACATCCCACTTCGTTACCCATTTGCCATTCACAAAGCTTCCAGCACCGCTCGCCTTCTCTAACGCTTCGATTTCCTCGTCGGTGATGTCGGCACGCTTTTCGGCTGGCACGCTCTTGTTGAGCAGGAACAGTCGCATCGGATGGAAGAACTCGTGGATGAACGTCGAGAAGTCTGCCTTGCTTGTCGCTCCGATCAATGCTCGATGTGCGCTGATGAACTTCGTCCAGCCCTTGACGCTGCCACCCTGCTGTTGGTTCTGCATCAAGATGCTAGGGTTGTTCGGGTCGAACGTGCCGCGATTGCCGGTGGCCGACTTGATCTGCTCCGAGTCAAAAGCGATCCACGCTCCTGTTTGAGCGTCATACGCGCCATCGTACCCTTGTGCTTTCAGGTCAGCGACTCGCACGTACCTAAGTTCTTCGTTGTATACAGTCGCAGGGTTTTTAATTGAAAGATAAACCGCAACTACGTTTGGACCAGCACCACCCTCCGGTAGTGCGTATTCAGCAAACTCGGAAGCAAAGTCTGGGTTCGGAGTGAACCAGATACCCTCGCTGTGAAGTCCTGTTCGGACGCCCATTCCCCCTTTCAAAATATCGTATCCAGATGCACGCCCGTGGTAAACCACCAATGGATTTCCATCCTCATCCACCACCTTGCTATCGCCAAACCAAGCCTTGAACGCTGGCGTGTCGGTTTGTGTTGCCCTCTGCATGAGCATGTTTGGATTACTTGGGTCGAACGTGCCAGCGTTACCCGTTGCTGATTTGATTTGGGTTGGGTCGAAGGCAATGAAGTTGTCGTAGTTCTCATCTGCTTCCCCCTGCATCACAATGCTGTTGTACCCTTGACCCTTCAACTCATTCATCCGAGATACAGCTTCCCTCGTCACCTCTCGCAGTTCTTCGGCAAACTCGGGATCGTCCCAATCGTAATCTTGCGCTCTTTCCTCCATATCCATAAATCGGTCGTCGTGCTGACTGTCCCGATATGGCTTGGTGAACTTCAGGTAGACCTCGTGAACTCTGCCGTTTTCTCCCGCCCAGTATTCCGCTTCAGACCTGTTGGCGGTCATGTAAAAGAACGGCGTGCGAACAGTATTGCCGTCTATTGTTTTTGCGCCTCCGTGATACACAACCAGAGGTTTTCCGTCCTTGTCCACCACCTTGCTATCACCAAACCACCGCACGAAGTTTTGCCATGTCGGCTTACCGTTTGGTGCAATCTTCTCACCCCACTTGTCGCGAGCGTATGACACGACGGCAGGACGGTATTCGCTCTCGGTGAACTTGTAGCCCGATGGTTGGTCGAAATCTTCTTGTGCCATCGCCTCTTCAGGCACCGGCGTTCCGAACGGAGCAAATCCGATCTCGTTTCTGCCGAACGCGGTGATGTCCTCGATCGTAACTCCAGTTTCAATCTGATCTTCGGACAGCCTCTTGCCAAACGCCCTCTTTGCCATCGTGACAACTTGATCGCGTGTGATGCCCGAGACGGCTGCCGCCTGCTGTACACCATCCATGCCTGCGACTTCTGCCGCTAAGCGAAGGAAACGGCTCACCTGCAACGTGCGATCGCGACCAATGGTTTTGACCGAGTAGGCAACGAAGTCGCGTAGGCTCTTGATTCCAGCGTCCTGAGCGGCGATGGAGAGGTTCAACGCCTCCGACCACATATTCTCGTTTACGTCTGGGGCGGTCTGGAAAAGCGGTGGCGGGAGGTTGCGGAGGTTGTTGTCTAAATCCGAATCTCCTTCCGGCTCATTTTCGGTTTTCTCGTCAGCTTTCTTTTCCGAGAGAGAACCGCCACTTGCAAGCATTATCGCTTCGATTTCCGAAAGTCTACCAGTTTTTTCCTGGTACTCTGCTTCGTCTTCCCATTGCTTACCAAGTAGTGTTTTCAACTCAGCTATCTTTGACTCATACCTAACTACCAAATCCTCGCTATTCTCTATTTCTCTCCTAACATCATTGGGCACATTGCCCATCTTTTCGAAGAATGTTGCCGGGACGGTAGCATTGCCTTCGTAGAAAATGTAGTCCCCGGAAGGCTCGATCAAGTAAGCGATAGACCTAGCCCTTGCGACTGCTTTTGTCACCTCCTTGCCTTCGTCGTTAAGCTCTTGCATATACATTGGCTCAAGCCCAATTGCTACATTTGCAGGCCCAATAGTAAACGTCACTAATTGATTCCTGCTAAGCTTTAGCAATCCGCCAGCCGCAAAAACAGTTTGCAAGCTGTCGAAGTTTTTGGCTACATACCTTTTAGCCTCCTCAAGCTTAGCTTTTACAGCCTCATCGGCTTTTTTGGGGTCAGTGTAGTCTTTTCCGTCTATCCTAGCTGAGAACGCATCAAGCGATCCGCCAGCGTCCTCGATTTTCTTTTTTATCTCACCGATCCGATCCAGCCTGCTTTTAAGTTGAGGGATTATCGAGTCCCTTCTGTATCTCAAATCGCTTTCGGTGTTCCTTAAAGAATCAGCAACTCTTTGTTGCGCATCAAAGAACGATTGTCGCTCAAGTTCGAGTTCTCGCAGCCTATTCTGAACCTCAATCTTTTCGAAGAACACTGGGTCGTCCTGAATCGCCGCGAGCTGTTCTTCAATACTTAACATCGAAGCACTCGAAGGATCGTCGAACGTGTCAGAATCAAGCTGACCGTTCAAAACTTGCCAGATAAACTTCTGTTTTCTCGATGTTCCCATGTAGATAGCTCCATCGAGCGTTTTCTTCATGGCGTACCGAAGCACCTCTACGATTTCATTTTCGTTGCCGAACCGCAGGATCCTCCCTTCTCGCTGTTCAAGGTCGGCTGGCAACCAAGGGGTGTCGAAATGATGTATTGCGACTAGCTTTTGCTGGACATTGACACCAACCCCCATTTTAGAGGTACTTCCAATCAAGATTCGCACATCGCCATTGTTCACCCTTTGAAACAACGCCTGTCGCTTTGCGTCCGTGTTTGCATCAGAGATAAACGCTATTTGCTCACTAGGAATGCCAGAAGCAAGAAGCTTTCGTTTTAACTCTTGATACAAAAAGCTGTCGGAGTCGCTTGGAGCCTCTTCAGCAACCACATCGCCTTCCATCTGATCGTCAACCTCAAAGGCGCTTATAGCCTCTCCGCCCATGAACTGGTTTATGCGATCCATGCTGTACGGATTCTTGACATCAGAAAACACAAGTTGCGTTCCCTTGTTTTCCATCGACTCTTCGTATATTCGCGTTATTTCATCGGCAGCAACTTGGAGTTTTGAGTTTTTCTCCTCCGCTGCGTTTGGTCTAACTAGCCGAATATCCAGGGTGGCTGCCTTTGATGCTCCATAAGCCAAAGCCGGTATAAAACTTAACTCCCTTCTTTCTTTAGCCTTTAGGCTCTTGTATCTAGCATAAACGCTTTCTATAAACGCCATGAAGCTTGCTACGCCAGGAGTTCTATCAACAGTTATTGCGGTAAGCTTTCCGTTCCTCAAAACAGGAAAGCCTTTTTTGTTGCTTTCCATGTAAGCCCGCAAGTTTTCCGGAGTTACAATATCCCAACTGTCGTTAATGTATTCAACGAGTTGCCTGCCGTTTCTGAATTTTACAATAGCATCTTTGTAGACATATTGTCCACCGGCGTTCATTGTCAACGTTGGCTCAACCATAGCGAAGTTGCTGATAAACTGATCGAAGGTTCGCGAGTTAAACGCCGCGTTTGTTGCTGGAGAAACATAGTTGACCATGTGCCATGCTTCACCGAGAGTGTTTGTTACTGGAGTCCCCGTGGCAAGGATCACGTTTCTACCGTTGTTGGCTGATTGAACAGACCTAACTTTTATCATCGTCGCTAAAGACTTCGCGCTGGACTCGGTGTTCAGTCCAACCAAGTTAGACAGCTTGGTTGCAAAAGTAGGCTTCTTGTAAGCATGCGCCTCATCCAAAAACAACGCATCTACATTCAAGTCCTCGAATACAACGTTGTCTCCTTTCTTGGCTCGACTTCCCATTAACTTGTCGAACCTGTCCTGTAGTGATTTCTTTTGTCGAACCAGTTGTTTGACCGTTGGTGTTTTTGAATGCGCCCCGCCTTCTTCTCTTATCGACTCTTCGAGCAAGTCTATCTGATCCTGAATAAACGCACGCTCAACATTCTCATCAGATGCCATGTTGTCCAGAGTGCTCTGCGCCATGACAACAGCATCCCAGTCACCTGTGCTTATCTTGTTTAAGAAAAGCTGACGCTTGCCTTTCCCAAGGTCTTCTTTTGTTGCAACAAGAACCTTGGCATTTGGATACATTTTTTGAAAGCTGGTTGCAAACTGACCGAGCGTTGCGTTTTGAACGACTAGCAACGGGCGACGAGCGATACCGAGCCTACGCATCTCCATCGCCGCGCCGATCATTGTATAGGTCTTTCCGCTTCCAACAGCGTGAGCCAAAAGGGCGGTTCCGCGATTGATAATCCTCCAGATTGCGTCCTTTTGATACGGACGTAACTTGACCTCCGGATTCGATCCAGGAAGCGTTAAAAAATCCCCGTTGTATTTAGCACGAACGAAGTTGTTGTATCTTTCATTGTAAATCTTTGCGAGTACCTGAGAAACGTCTCTGTTTTCGAGAACCCACTTCTCGAAATCTGCTCGCATAACAGAAGCCCTGTGCTTGGCGGCTTGCGTCTCTTTTTCGTTCAAAACTTGCGTAGTCTTCGGTCTACCGGAACTGTCAGATTCGCCAGTCTCAACCTTGTCGAAAACTTTTATGGATCGCAGATTCAGAAGTTCGGCAAGAATTTCATGCGGTCTAATTCTTTCAGTCTGATACCTTGCTTTTGCTGTTTCCGAAATACCGTAAGGAGTACCTACCGTCCAGGAGTCGGTATTCGCATTGTAAGACACTCCTATTTCAGTACCGAATGCTTGTGCGGCAAATGCAGATATGACGTTTTCTGGTATCCACGTTGCTCCAAGACGCACTGTGTCCTTTTTAAGCGCAACTGGTTCCGGCAACACCTTTTCAAGCGCATCGACATTTTTTTGGTATTGCGGATCTTCCTCGGCACTAATTTTAGCCTGCTCAAGTTTCGACCGGACGTTTCCGCTTAGGTAAAGGTCAGACATCTCTAGTTGCGTTGTGGATGGGTTTCTGAACGCTAGACCTTCTTCGATAAGCTTCGCCTCGGCTTCGATTGCGTCTAAGCCCAACAGCCTTCCAATGTAAGCAGAATCTATAGCGCCTTTCCATGCTAGAGAAATTGACATTGCATCGGCAGGGCTTGCTGCTGATGTCGGCTCCCTCTGCGGCCCCAAGACCCTTTCCGTGAAAATAGACGCTTTGCTGTACGTTATGACTATCTTCTTGGAAGCTGGGTCATACTCTCCTTTTTCGTTTTCCAAGGCGAGGACACGATAGTAATCCGGATCGCGCTTAAATATACTGGTCTTTCTGTCATTCAGATTGCCGTGCTTTTCCACGTACTTATCGTATGCGTCCCCAAGTTTTTTCTGTGCGCTTTTAACGTCATCTTCGGATGCTTCTTCGCTTAGCATAGTCTCTCTAGCTAAGGCTAACGCATCTCGCAACCCAATAAAGTCTTTAGCTCTCGCGACACCAGTTTTACCTGTTAGGTCAACTGGAAAACCTTCAAACTTCTTTCCGGCTATTGGTGTAAACGAATCGCCGTAGCCCATAACAACATTTTTGCCCCGCATTTCGAGTCTTCCGAACGGGATAGACGCATCTGTAGCGACAACTGACTCGGCAACTGATACAGTCCCGAGAATATCCCTCGGAAGTTTTTCGATCGCTGCATTGATCTTGCTTTGCAAGTCCCCAGGCGTACTTTCTACGGTGTATTCATCTGCGGCATACATCGAACCTTTAGCAGAGTGAGTACCCAAAACCATCTCTGGGTTTTCAACAAAATACCGATTGATCTGCTTAGTTACATCCTTACCGTCCTTGTTTTTTACAGTAATGTCTACGTTCTGATCGAACCGTACTCCGATCGCAGGATCTCCTTGTCTCGGTCTTCGAAACACGAGGATATCCGTAACGACTTCGGTTTTTGCGTTAGATGCAAATGCGTCATTGGGCAGGCGAATCGCCCCAATCAACTCACCTTTGGACGCGAGTAGCTTTCTCTGCTTGATGTTTGAATCTAGCGTGTTGTGCGATGAAATCACCACAACTACCCCGCCTGGAGCCAACGCATCTAAATGGCGGGCGATCGAGTAATTGTGAAGGTTTAGTGGCTCCCCGTATCGCTTATTGGAATCAGCTACCGTTCCGCCTGCGAACGGAACATTCCCGATGCCAATCGTAACGCTTCCAGGGACAGCCTTAAACTGCTGCATATCACCAGAAAATACGTCGTGCGAAGGATAAAGCATCTTGGCAATGCGACTGCTAATGCTGTCCATCTCGACCATCGTAAACTGCGTAACACCGCGAACTCTCGAAGGTGTAAGACCAGCAAAGTGACCAACTCCAGCGCCGAGCTCAAGAACCCGTCCGCCCTTATACCCAAGTCGCTCTGCTATCTTCCAAAGAGACTGGATTACATCTTTGCTTGTGTAGTGAGCGTTTTCGGTGCTGTTTTGGGCGGCTTGGAACTCTTCCTTAGTTAGAATTTCCTTTAGCTTAACGTATGAGTCACCCCATTTCTTCTCCCAGTTTTCATCTCTGTTCCATGACCCCTGGAGCATTCGCTCCCCCTTTATCGAGTCAAGAGCTTGCGAAAGTCCACCCCAACCAGTGTATTGAGCCAGCGACTTGCGTTCCGACTCGTCTGGAAACCTGCCGTCTACTTCTAGCTTTTTGAGTATCTGCAAAGCCTTGATGTTTCGCTTTAGGCTTTCCGTGACACTCGCGACCGCCAGATCGTCCTCGCTAGAGATTACGTGGTTGACTGCAACCCGACCGCCCATTTGCTTATCTGTAGTTCCTCCGCTTCCGTCAGTGCCTTCTGTCGATCCTTGCTCGGGTTGATTGGCGTCAACACTTCCATCTGTGCCGTCTCGTTCGCCGCCTCCTCGTCCATCGACGCCTGTAGTTTCTGCGTCAGTTGGAAGTACCTGATCACCCTGCGGTCCAGTTCCTTTTTTAGAGTCCCGTTCCGCATCATTTGCCGAGTCGCCTCTGGCTCCATCTCCTTGAGGTTCTCCAGTGCCATCTCCCATTGGGAGGTTTTGATCGGATCCACGCTCACCTTGTTGCTTTCCATCTTCCGTTTCCTTTTCTTCCAGTAGAGCCAAAACACTCTGCGATTGATCGAGCCGATCGTCAAACTCAGCCTTCTTGTTCCAACCCGCCTCAAGGTACTTTGCATAGCTTCTGGCGTTCTGTATGCCGACAAGTTCCACTACCGATTCAATGAAGTCGACAAATTTGTACTTGCCAGCCTCAATCAGACCGTCAGCCATCATTCCAAGACCGCGAGCGATCTTTTCATTCATCGGGATGTTCGCAAACGGAGTGTTGCCTTTGGCAGCGTCCTTGATACCCTCGATAAACAGCTTGGCTCCCTCTTTAGCCTTGTCCAGACCCTCTTTAACGCCTTCTTTCGGCTCTTTTTTGAGCGTCCTTGGTTTCTTTGGCGGGACTGCCTCCGTAGGTTTTACGTCCTCGTACTTACCCTCTAGTAGCGCGGTGAGGTATTTGTCCTCTTTGTCTGCCGCCATAGGCATAAGCACACCTACGGGCTCGCCGTCGACCGTGTAAAGAACCGCTTGCTTGATCGCTTGCCCCTTGTCCTCGCTACCCCATATCTTAGCTGTCGGGTGACGCTTCATAATCGTGTCATGGTACGCCTTGTCTACAATTGCGTACTGACCAGTCTTGTTTTTCAATACGGCAGTCCTTATGGACAATTCGCCCCCGCGATAACCAGCAGGAGACATTTCGTTGTCGCTGTAACTGGAAAGCTTTTTAGCGGAATCGATGACTCCCTGGATTTGAGCAGGAAATGTCTCTCCAGACAATTTCGAGCTTTTTAGTATCGCATCCCTGTCCTTCTCAGAAACCTTGATCAGTACCCTGCCATCGGTGTAGAAACCAGTATCTCGCAGGGCGGAAACAAAACGCATCGCCCTTCCAGCGTCGTCCCACAAGCTTGCAAGCTTCTGGTTCGAGTAGGCTAAACTCTGAGTGTCCGTGATGGTGAATCGCTTGTCTGCTTCGATATCAAACGTGCCTGCAAAGATTCGTTCGGCAACATTCTTTGCGCGTTTAAGATCGGTTATTCCACCGGCAATGTCCTGCTTGGAGTCAACGTTCCTAATTGACCATGTGTAGTAATACTTGCTGTATTCAATTAACAGGACATCCTTGCCTTTGATGGCTCGAATCGTTCTGGCGATGCCTGCCACATTCTGCTTTAGTTCACTGTATTCCGTTTTTTCCTCTGCTACTGGCTCTGCCTTAACAGGGGTAGGCTTCTTGCCTTTTTTGGGCTCAGGTTGCTTTGTTCCAGCAAAAGCATTAACGAAGTCCTCAACGCTCATCTCGCCTTCTGCTTGAGGCTGTTCTGCGGCTGGCTTCTTTTGCGATGCTCTTTCAGCGAGTATTTCATTGGATGCTTCGTTGATTTCTCCAGCCAGATCTGGACGCCTCCTGATCAGCCACCACTCGAAATAGCCAGCTCGCTCGCTGGGGACTTCCGACAGCAATCGATAAATATCTTGCTTGCGTATCTTGGAAACGTCATCGGCTACAATTTTAATGAAGTTCTCGCTAAACAAGCGGGCTTCCTCTGACTCATCAAGACGTTCGTCTCGTTTTTGAGCAGGCGACTTCTCAGTTGCCACTGGCTTGGATTCATTTCTTCCAAGGTAAGATCGCACCATGCCGGTGAACTCGCTGGCATTGAAACCGTTGATCCAGTCTCGCAACTCTGGAGAAATGTCTCCAGCGTAGGCGACTTCGGTAGTCAAAGCGCCAAACTCAGCATCAACGGCGGTTTTGATCACAGCGGTAATGCCAGTTTCGTTCCAGTTTTTCGTGTCATACATTAGCTGTACTTTTTCGACGACACGTTCCCTCAATTCAGCTTCCATTTCAGATGGCGTTGATGGAACCTTTGCTTGCGTTCTACCTCCCTCCGATGGCAGATCTTTTGAGTAGCCAGGAATGCGATCGAGGTGAGAACTGAAAACCTCGATGTAATCACCAAACGCAGGGTGCTTGCCTCTGGTAAACGGAACGCCCTCGGGAATCACCGTATCGGGAGCAAATCGCACCGCATTCTTGAGTCGCTGCTTGACTACCAAAGGTTTAGTTGATTGAGACGCTGCTTGCGGCTTTTCGCCGGTCTCTGGCTTTGCCGCCTGTTCGGTTGAGGCATAAGCTGACTTGACCTTACCCCAATCGATCTTGCCTTCTGGACTCAAGGCACCAACCTTCTCAAGCCCAGATCTCCAATTTGCGGACACCATACCCTTGAACTTGTCGGTGTCTCCTTCAAGAAAATCAGAAAGAGCATTACGGTTATAGTCGTTTATCACACCGCCGAATGTCTCTGTAATCCACGACGCAGACTTTCGGCTATCAGTCTTTTTCTTGCGCTCTTCATCAGCTTTACGGCGATCCGCTTCTTGTTGTGCTTTAGCTGCCTTTGCCTTTTCGTCCTTGACTCCAGCAGCACCGTACATGGAGATGTCCAAGCGTTTGCCAGATGGATCGAGAACCTTGATTCCAGTTGGCGTGACGTTTGAAACCGAGAAACCTTGTGACTTTGCCCAGTTTGCGATCGACTGCATTTGATCCGGCAGGAACTTTACGCCGACCTTATTAGGAACGATCTTCCCTGAGTTTCTTGCTGTCGAGTTAAACCTCCAGTCTCGATACGACGGTAGATTCTTAGATCGTTCCTCCGCAGCAGCGGATTCCTGCTCGGCTTTCTTCTGAGCAGCTTCGATAGCCGCTTGCTCCTGAGACCTCCTGGATTCCACCTTTTGCGAGGCTTCCTCAAAAGACTCATACAACTCGTCGCCGCCACCCCTTCGCCCATCCCCTCGAATGGCGATGTAGTCTTTGCCTTGAACGGTAGTTTTGTAAAGCGAGAACTTTGGAAGCGATTCGACTTCTTCCGCCGACTTTGGTTCTGGAAGTTCCCCTACTTGTACTTCCGCTTGTGCTGGAGGCTCTTGGCTCTCTGGCTGCGCTGGTACTTGCTCTTGCCCAGACCCACGTAGATCTGCGCCGCCTTGCTCTTGTCGTACTTCCTCTTGAGGGCTTCGTATTGCGCTGGCATCGGGGATTTCTCCTTGTGGTGGTAAAACTCCAGGTTCAAACGGGTTTTGTGCGGCTGGTGGTTGCGATGCCGTTATTCCAGTTGGCGGCATCAGCTTTTGCAACTCGGCTTCAATCTCTGCTGCGTTGTTTATGCGATACTGCTGATCTTCTGGCAAAGTCATCTGCTCGCCTCTAGCCATCCGCGCTGCAAACGAAGCTGGAGTCTGTTGCTGAGCACCCTGCTGCTGTTCGCCTTCCACAAACGGATCTCCGGCTGTAGGCGGTGCAACCTGAGACTGCTGTGGCAACCGAACAGTATCGGCGTGCTGCTTTGCTTGCTCAAACGTCGGGAAGATGCTTGCAGTCGGAAACACTTCACCGGAGTCTATATCCGTGAGGTTCACTAAGAACCCTTGAGGATTCTGCCAGACCCTAGCCACCATGTTCTGATCACCAGCGACCTCGTAAAGCGGGGCAGGTGTGATCGGTGCTTCGACTTGCGGCTGACCAGCCTCCCCTTCAAACGGATCTCGATCGACAACTCCCTGTTGATCGACGGTGCCGGTCTCGGGAGGAAGTTCGCCAACCATGGACGCGATTTCCGCATCTGGACTTGGCTGACTCTGCATTTCCTGCGTGATCCGATTAACCTCGGCTTCCAGGTTAGCCATTCGCTCCTTGCGGTTGTCACCCTCAATGCCAGCCTCTTCAGCGTCCTTTTCGGACACGAAACGCTTAGCCCTTATTTGCTCGAGTTCGTACAGCCTTGCTTTTCTAGCGGCAAGTCCAGCACCAGGAACAGCAGGTACACCCAAAAGAAACGCCATTGGCAAAGCGGCTTCCTTGGTCTGCTCCCAGCCTTTCGCAAACGCGTCGGCGATCGACTTCTTCTTTACGCCGCTCTTGACCTTCTCCCCGTCGCCAAAATCGATCTCCTTCTCGTCAGCGATGTACTGCGCGATGTGCTCACCCAAACCGCTTGTCACGCCCTGTATGTATTCTTCGGACATTTCAGCGGGAGCTTTTTTGATCGACTCCCATAGGTATTGGCGAGCCGCCTTCATGGCGCCCTGCGTAAAATTAACCTTACCGCCAAACGGATTCGGGATAATGCCTTCAACCGCACCACCAACGACCGCCGTTCCACCGGCAAGCAATCGCAACTTCCAATCGTCCTCCATTCCGAGCTCTTTGAGCTGGTCAACCTCTTGGGCGTACATGCCAGGGAAACCCGCCGCTGTGATGCCAGCGAGCGTGCCAGCACCCTGGAAAACGCCTTTTGTCGTCGCTCCCTTTAATCCAATAGCAGTTGGGACTCGACCGATAGCACCAGCCGTCTGGAACGCCGTCTTGGCTCCAGGAACGCCCGTTGCAGCACCTCTAGCCAGCAGTGTTCCACCACCCTTCCCAATCACACCCCCCAGACCACCGCTTCCGACAATCGTTGCCATCCATGGAGTCATCTGAGCGGCTTGCAGCGGCCCTCTCTCGTACCAAGGATCGCTCGGAAGAGCCGGATCAAACTCTTGTGCGGCGATCGCATCAAGCTTGCGAATAAACTCAATCTCTTCTTTTGTTCCACCAGTGCCAGCAAGCTCCATGTACGGTTGCGAAACCATCTGCGTGATGCCAAGACCAAAAGACTCGGCAATCCGAGATGGCATCCCTCCGCGATCGTCGCCCATTTGCTGCCCAATACCAGGAGCAACTCTAAGAGCCTCTTGCCTCTGCTCGGGTGTCAACTTTCGATACACCTCTAGAAGCTTGCTTCTATCTTTGCGACTTGCAAGCATCTGCTTCGTTGGCTCAACAATCTCTTTTGGTGCTTTCTCGGCGTAGGCTCGCTGTTGGCGACGGTTTTCAATTTGCTTCTCTGCTAATCTCAACGAAAACAAATCAAGAAAGTCGTTGCCAGAGTCCTTGGTTCTTTTTTCCATGATCGCCCTCTCGCGAGGGTCTTCATACGTTTGAGGTGGAGCCCCAAGGGAGCCAGGAGTCCCGCTGCTTTCCTGTGCTGGAAAACTTGCCAAGCTTCCAGACTCTCTTTCTTGAAGCCTTTTCTTAAACAACTCAAGAAAATCACTCATGTGTTAGCCCTTAGTTTTTAATTTTTCGCGGAACCCCAAAGAAACCACTAAACATCCAAACCCTTGCTCTTTTCGCGAGCAGTGTCAGGCAAACCATAGTTTCTCGGGAATTGTTGCGGTGATTTTTGAAGAACTCGCGATTCAAATTCCTTTTGTATCTTGGGTAAATCTACACCCTTGCTAACCAACTCGCGAACGATCTTGGTCTTCTCTTCGTTTGGAGTAGACGGGTCGAAGAACCTCATTACAGCCTTGGAGTTTTCTGGGTCATTCCTGAAGTATTTCTCCATTTCCCACAACACCATTTTAGCTTGAGGTGACTTTATTGCGCTTCGAACATCTTCCCATGAGCGCTCTTGCGGCGCGGCTGCTTGAGGCTCCACCTGTCCAGCAACAGGAGGTTTTGGAACCTCTTGGGTTTGATTATTATACTTTGAAGGCGCAGAAGTCTTAGGTGTTTGTTTTTTCGCAGCACCGTACTTGGATTCAAACGTCGCATCATCCATTTGCTGCAAATCTTTAATTGCATCACTAGTGCTAGGTTTAACCTCGCGAAAACTCCCGCTTGAATCAATACTCCCAACCATCTCGGCTCCAGTAAGAGGCTTAGCGGGGCTGCCTTTCGCTACCATCGCGCTCACTTCGTCTGGCGTGAAGCCAGCGTCTATCAGTGTATTTACAGCACTCTCTTTTTGATCTGGAGTCGCCCGTGGATTTACAGCAATAGACTCAGCCTCTTTTACTTTTGGGCTCGACCTGTCAATTTTCGCAGCAGGCTTGGTGGCAGCAGCAGGTTGCCCCTGAGCGGGTTGCTGAGAACCAGGATATGTCGGCAGGTTTCCTGACGCTACGTTGTTCTCCCATTGATCCAACTGCTGTGCCGCGATCGCGTTTCGGTTCGCATATCGATTGGGGTCTTTTTGGAGCCACTCGGTATATTTGCGTCGCTGACTAGGAGTCATTCTCGACAGAAGTGTGGTCAGAGAAGGGGTCTCGGCTTTTGAGGTCGCTCCCTGTCTAGCCCTCCACTCTTTATACTTCTGGCTTTGCTTTTCATCATACGCCTGCTCCTCTGGCGTTGCGGCTCTTGGTCTAGCTACTGGCATTGTGCCACCAGGAACAATGTCGGCGTACACATTCTGTCCGCTCGGCCCTTGACCGTAGTTGATTTGACCCAAACCTCGCGAACCCCCTGGCTCTCCAAATGTTTGCCTTTGCGGATTGACAATGTTTTGGTCGGCAGCTCGCATTTCGGCGTAAACAGGGTTGTTCGGATCGAAATAGGCTTGCCCAGCCGACATTTGCGGATTCTGCAAGGAATACTGAGTGTCTCTACTCAAAAACATCCTGTCTTCGTTGCTGAGTCGATCGAGAGGAACGGTTATAGTCTCCTGGTTGTCGCTCTTTTTGATCATGACAATTGGAGATCCGCTCTGGCTAAGACCAGGCGCAAAGCCTTGAAACTCTCCCTGCCTTGAATACTTGCCATCATTGCTAGTCCATTTCCTCGCACCACCCTGCGGAGCCGTAGTAGGCTGTCCCGCTCGCATACCAGCGTTAGCCTCCATTGGATACGCCGGTGCGGCTTGTTGCGATGCTGCCTGCTGTGCCAACACTGGCTGAACACCAAACACTGGTTTGCTACTGTAGTCTCCGGTAGGTTGATACGCCGACTGACCCGCACCCTGGAAACCGCCTTGTGCCAGCACCGTAGACGAACCAAACACCTGCGGCGAGGTGATCGACGCTTGCGGTTGACCAGCAGGAGGAGCACCTTGCTGCTGCTGACCTTGAGGTGGCTTCACGCTCTCTATGAATTTTTGCTTTGCTAGGTAATCGTTATGCATTCGAGCGTGAATGTTATCCGTAGTTACAGGGGCTCCTTCTTCTTGCAATCTAGCCTGTGCGGCAGCATACGCATCGTTGTAGTTCTTCGGATCGATAAAATAGTCTGCCTCCGTCATGGGCGGCTTCCCTTGCACTGCCGCAGGAGGCATTTGCTGCATCATCGGCTGAACTTTACCAGTAGATCTGGTCATTCGCATGCGAGACTGGATATTACCAATCGCCTGGGCTCTTTGTGTACCGTCAATGTTTCTATCTCGCAGGATTTGACGCATCGAACGCTGATCGTCTCGCAACGACCTAACGGTATCTGGGTCGTAAGCCCCACTGCGGATCTCCTGCTCAAGCATCGCGTCATCTTCGCCGATAGACGGTTCGGCGTTGTAATTGCGCATTGCTCCAATCTGGCTTATCCTTGCTTGATCGTTGCGCTGATCCAAATCATACTTGCGCTGTTGCATCAGCATTTGACCGCCGTACTTCTTCAGTTCGTTACTGCTCGGGGGCGCTACCGCCGCTGCGTCATACTGGAATCTAATTGGCATTTCGCAAAACTCCTTTTATTTACATTGTCTTTTTAAAGACTTACCACCTAAATCGCAACCCCGTCGCTAAACGGTCTGTCTTTCCTCCAAGACTCCCAATACGGGTGCTCAACTGGAACTTTGTACTGCTGATGCAGCATTTCCCTGCCAATTTGCAGGGATTCCTGTTTCCAGTGAACTGGGTGCGACTTATGGAAGAAAAACGGCTCGCCAATCCAACGTATTTTGGCTTTTATGCTCTCTAAGTGAATCGGAACCCACCAATCCCACATTGTCTGCCCGATCGCAAAATCCAGGTCTGGGAATGATTCTACATCCTCTGGGAACAATAAAAACGCATCAATTCCCCATCTTTCGATGTTTGTTTCAAATATCCCGTGATCGTAATTGTGCCGAAGTCCTATCAGTCTTTCCCTGGATTTTAACGCGTCGAGCAGTATCGACTGCGATCCGTGCATCTCAATGTCTGAATTTATCAGCAAAAACGCTCCGGAAACAATATGCAAAAGATCGTAAATCCTCGTAGTCGGTCGATCGTAAGAACTAGACTGTCGGCAAGGTACAAAATTGACATACGGATAGATCTCCCGCAACTGAGCAATGTCTCTCTCAGAGTTTCCAGCAACAACCCTCAATCCCATATCCACCCAAGACTGCAAACATCGCTCTTGAACCTTGATGTGATGCGGCAGAAGCGACAATGATGTCACGGCAGTAAGTCCGCTTATCGGAGGCTGAGGATTCTTGATCGAAAGGTGGTCAGAAACCCTCTTGACCGTCGAAAGCTTTTGCGTGCTGGCTGAGGCGTGTACTATCCATGCGCCACGAACACCATCCTCAAATGGCGTTATTGGCTGGCTGTGCTTTCCGTACCAATACTGCCAATTGGCTTGGTGCGGTAGCGCGTCAACGCGGAAATTGTTGCGATTGATGTGACCTTCAATCCACACTTGTTCGGCGAAGCGAGACGTTCCTATTTCAACAGTCGGTCGTATCCAGATGTGCTTTGCCTCTCCGCGAGTGATCACTACACCAGTGTTGAAGGCCGTCTCCAGTATCGGAATATCCACTCCGGACAGCCTGGACACTCTCTTGCGCTCTTCATTGATGATCGACGGGGATCTCAAAACACCGTAATCGTCATGGATCACCACATCGCCCTTGAACATGCTGAATAAGTCTGGACAGTTTTCGGTGATGATGCAGTCGGCATCCACAAACATCACCTCATCGTACTGCTTAGCAAACTCGTAAACCCTGAATTTCTCCATCGGCCCCCAAGTCTCAGTGTCGTTGTCCAGGTCGATCAGATCGGCGTTTACCCTGTCAGCATAAGCCTGCATGTGCGATCTGGTTGTAGCAAGTATCTGCGAAAACTCCACGCCGTTTGCCACCGTGATGACAGCTCGGGTTTTCCCGGTGCTAGGTCTTCGATTGCGCCAAAGCATGTAGGCTCGATCCAGCGATACGGTAGGCTTGTCAAGCGTTAAATTCACCTCGTTGTGAAACTCGACTGTAAACTCAAACCACTCTTCTGGTGATCCGTAGCGAGGCGGAATCTTCTTGAGTATCGCATCAACCTTCTTCTTGCACTCGCACCCGCCGGGCATGTACTTTTTGAAATCTTCGAATAGTTCAGGCGTTCCATGCTCGATCCGATGCAGCTTCGACCAAGCCTTTCGACCGTCCAAAGCTTTTTTTGTATGGTAGTCGTGCAAGTTTTTACTAATGCTTCGCTTTACGGTAATGGTCGTAATCCACCCATTCTTTCCAAAAACGGCACCGCACGAGCAGACATAGGGTCGGATGTCATTCGAGCAATACTGATCGCAATGCGGACATTTACAACTCCCTACAGTCTTTTCTTGAACAGCAGTCATCAGAACTCACCGTGATATAGTATTCACAAGATCCAGTACCAAAATAAACATTGCGGCACTGGCAGGCAAAATCACTATCTGCAATCCAGTATGGCCCAAACAAAAAACAAGATTCGCCAGTTTCGCTATTACAGTGAACATGAGAAGCAGTGCGACTGCTTGGCCCCTCTCCACTTTCAGTGCATCCAGCAAGGTTTCCGAGGCCATATCCTCCTCCACCTCCGCAGTTAAATGTAACCCTGAATCCTCCGCAACATTTTGTCCCTTCGTGCTTCCATGTATCATCCACTCGATCATACTCTATCTCAAAGCAACACGGCTCTAACTCTTCGAGTCTTGCGCAGCTTTCTGGGTTTGGCCAGATGCAAACGTTAAGCACTGGAGGCAACTCCACTCCATCGTCAGTTTCGCCTTCCGGATCTTCTTCGCAAAGGCACAAGCCACATCGAGGGCAATTCAAGTCCCTTGTCTTTGGAGGGTTGCTATTGTAGTGCCTATAGAACTCAAAGTCATCAGCCAGCATATCCTCTTCGCTCATGCCAAAGCCGCTGTACCAGCCGTTTTCAAATAATCCTGGTGATTTCATCCTGACATCTCCCAAGATTCCATTTTCTATTCCTGCGCAAAAACTATTATCATCGATCGACGCGGAAAATCGCCTCGACAGTCCAGATTCAGAAAAAACCTGCAACTCTTTGAGTATTGTTTCGTTCCCGCCGCTTCCTATGCCAAGCCTTATCCAGCTTCGATCATCAGGCCCAGAAGATCCGCTACTAGGTACACCACCGAGCCTCTCATACTCTGCGAAATAGTAGGATGTCGGCTCGCACACAACAGGATCGCCAGAGTCGGTCTTTACGACATTCAAGTAGAGTCGCCACTTCTGACCGCTGGAATACTCAGAGTAGGCTCTTGGTTCTTCCTCTTGCGTAACGATCGACACGTACATCGACCCAACTTCGTCTGGGTGCTTCACGCTACAGACAGCTATCGCGTCTGGCACCTCGCAGCGAGCTCTCCAAGTCGGCACATCAACCGTGTAGTAGTCGCCTGGGTTGTCGCACCAGCCTTTACCAGAAAAAGGGGCTGACACTCGCTTCCCTAGAGGAGTTCCCGGCTCGTCTCTCGTGAAATCATCCGAGAATATCAGGCATTCAACGCAACAGCATCTTCGTGACACCTAGTACCTCGACAGCCTATTCTTTGCACTCACAATCATCCTCCCCTTCTGGTTCGCACTCGCACGGAAGAATTTCATCCGGATCACACTTGGCATCAATTATCCAATACTTACCCTCTTGGAACAAAACCAAACCTTTCGTCCCAGCCACCATTTCATCCGATGCGCCAGTCGGGTCGTATATGTCTGCTAGGTGCGGCCACTTGCCTGTCATTTGACGCACGCAAGCTGAGCATTTCCCTTCTCCAGTGTCAAAATCCTCTTGTGACTGGAATTGGAATAGCTTAGTTTCTGTATGAACTAGCATCCAGTTGATCACTTTTCCATTGTGATCCATTAGTATCGATATCTCGTCCTCAAGGCATTTCGGATGACCACCATAAGGGGATGCGTCAACGACACCTGAGTTTTGCCCTACTCTCCATTTAACCTCAATCGGAGACGGGGGGACATAATGCACATCAACATCTGCAATTCCCTGCGTTGGCAAAAACGCTGGAAACACTTCCCCAATGCGATATCGCTTCGCACCACCCTCGGTGACTCTACATCCAAACGGCTTTGCTACTGAAATCCCAGGCTTCTCGGAATTGTTTTCTGCGTAATCAATGAACTTGAGTATTCTCGGGTCAAATCCACGACATACGACATGATTCTCGTATTTGTCCTCGCATGCAATCTGAACCATTGCGCAATAAGGCCACTCTCCGTGCAACTGCAAGTCGTCATGATCACCACGCATCGCATTGAACGGCGAGGGGATCTGAAAACCTGGAGTTGGACGGCGCTTCTTACGAAACATCTTAGTTCGGCGTTAGCCAGCCTCCACCACTGTCGCCAAGACCGGCAATCATCTTCGCCATGTCGTTCCACTGAGGCCCGATATCCTCGCGTCGTTCGACAAACGCATAAACAGCCATGAGCAGCTTGTTTCGCTCGTCGAGCTGGTATGTCATAAGCCGCATGTTTTCGGCAGCCACCGACTTCCACCCTTCGAGACGCTGAACCTTGGTGTTGACCATCTCGGCAATCGCCCTGTGTTTGTGTTCAGCAAGAGCGTTGGCGTTTTGCATGAGAAGTACAGCGTATCGTTCCTTGCCACTCATCAAGGCGGTCAATGCGTTCTGAATCTGCCCGAGTAGCGTGTGTTTCTCAGCCATTTCAGTCTTTGTGACATCCTGCGAAGCAACATACTGACGCTGGGTGCTTTCCAGGAATTGCGCTTCGATCTGCTGAATCCTTTCGTAACGCCTGTTGGCTTCCTCGGTGTCCCATTTGGCGAAAACGTCTCGAAGTTGATAAATGCGATCAATTGAGTCGATCGTTCTTTGCCTAACATCCTGCAACTTACCGTAGAGACTGGAACTCACCTCGATCCCGTATTTATTATTTGCGTCTTTGGCGGCAAAAACACCCTGCCTTCCCGCCAAGATCCTGTTGGTCGCATCGGTTCGAAGCGAGTAGATGCTGTTGACGAATGTTGCTTGGTAGCGTAGCACTTCCTGACGAACGGCGTGGAGCCTGTCCACTCCATCAAGTTTCCTTGCTCGCATGGCAACCTGTTGTTCGTACAGTCGGTGCTGGTTGTCAAGCTTCTCGCGATTCAATCGGTCGTTGAGGATTTGAATCTGCTCATCTTTATCCCTCTGGTTCCTTGCGGTGACATCAACAGGCATTGTCGCCATGGACAAACCCCTGCTTACAAGCATCTGCAATTGAGACGAAAGGCTCGAAGCAAACTGCTCGTTTATTCTTGCCAAGTCGGTCTGCCCGAGATTGGTCAAGAAGCCTCTTGCTAGTTGAGCGTGAGTGGCGTAATCGGTTTCTAGTAGACTCAGGATTGCGTTGTAATCACCAGCATACTGAGACAGCGTGCTACCAAAACCGTCGTTTGCTTGCTCGAGATCCAGTGCAACTTTTTGGTAATCGTCCTCAAGCTGCACAAGTATCGCTTCAACCTGATCTACATAGACATCAACATCCGACGAAACCTTAGCCAACTGCACATCGATGCTTGCTGCATGCGCCGTGTAATTATCGGAAAGTATCGCAAACGCTTGATCGTATTCTGCTATGTGGCTATCCAAGGTGCTATCGAGAGAAGAAATCTTCGAAAGAACATCACCCAGGTAAGCCGCGAAGTTTTGATCCAACTCAGCAAGCCTGCTGTTGTAGTTGTTGACATAAGTCGCAAGATTTGTGCTTTGCTCAGCGAAAAGAGCCTCGATATCCGCAGCGTTGTCGCTGGCATTGGTTTCCAGGTCGCCAAGCCGCGTAAGCATTTCATCTAAGGCAATCTTGGCATTGTTTGCATCAATGACAACCTGAGCCTGATTGTCGGTGATCATCGTCTCGATCGCGTTCATGTACTCGTCGAGATCCGCCAGAAACACTCCCGATTGTGCGTTCTGCTCTTCGATTTGCGCATCAAAGTGTTGATGGGCACTGTCAACCATTGATGTCATACTCCTAATGACTTCGTTGTATCTTTGCTGGTTGGCATCCCTCGCATTGTTTGCTTCATACGTGAAGGAATTGCACAAACTCAACAAGACACCAGATGGAGTGAGCCCCTCTTTTTTGACCGAGAAATAGTTAGTTGGAGGTACTGTGGTGTTGTCCTGGCGGATGCTTGTAATCTCAAAACCCTGGGCAACAAGCCACCCCATGACATTTTCTGGAACGTCAGTGATTGTTTGAGTAGCAAACCACTGAGCAACCGAAATAAACGGATTTATGACTCCAGGTACATAGATCTCGTTTTGGTTTGGATTTATAGGCGGTATCTTCGCCACATCATTTTCTGTCGACACGATTAAACCCTTTCGTTAAGCAGTGGTTGCCCGAGCTGTCATGTCAAAGACCGTCCATGTGTCTGCCGCAGAACAGAAACACCTCACACCCTTGCTGGCTGGTATCACTACTGCCGCATTGGTCGCAAGCCCATTGATCGCACCGTTTAATGCTGGGTATAGCTTTGCAGCGATCGCACTGTTGTTGATCACCTCCATGATGTCTCCAGCCGCACCCGTTGGGAGTTTGACACCCTTAGCCGCACTGTCAGAGGTGATAAACGTCGTGTTGGTAGCAGACAGCGCCGCAGCGTCCAGGTGCGTACTTCCAGTGGAAGCCGTAGAGACAGCCGTAACGCTAGCGTATGGAGCCCACGTACCGTCTCCACGCATGAATTGCCTTGTGTTATTGCTCAACTTCGGAAGCAATCCGTGACAGGCTGATGTTGCGTTCAGGTCTGTGTTGTCGTCTGGAGTCGCAAAGTCGTCGAGTTTTATAGCTTTTGCGTCCAGTAGATAGCGAGTAGTCCACAGGTCGCCAATCGTGAGTTTTAGCGGAGAACCTGAACTTACTAGGTAAAGGACGTTCGCGTTAGCCGCTGAAACCGCACCAGTGAGACCGCTGACATAAGTTGTAAACTCCGACCAAAAGTGCGATCGGAGATTTGCGAGCGTAACCTTTGTGTTAGTTGATCCCTCGTCCACCAAGAACAAGTCGCTATCCGAAAGCGTTGCACTGCTCAAACCGCCCATATCAATACTGCTAGTCACAATACCAGCCACGTAGGTAGCCAGAGCCCCAACGTCCAATTTGTAGCTTGTCGTCGATCTTCGCATCCAAAGGTCGTCACCAGCTTGAACCGCAGGACTTGCGTCAGCCTTGTCCCACATCTCAGTTTCGATGTAGGAGGCGATGTTTGCGCCAGTAATCTTCTTTGGTGTAGTCCCTTCGATCACGTAAAACGTGTCAGCATCCTCAAGCGTTGTGAGTGCCGTCAAACCAGAGACGTAAGTTTGGTAGTCCGTCCAAAGCTTCGTTTCGAGCTCTGCCAATGTCGCTTTCTTAGGTGTCGTGCTATCCCCAACCAGGAAAAGCGATCCAGATGCAAGAGAAGCAGAGGAAAGACCTGTGAGATCCAAAACGCCAGCCTGAACACCCGCACTGACGAACGTCTTGAGTTGATCCACTGTGACGCTGTAGGTGACTCCACCGCGACCAATGATCACCTTGTCGCCAGTAGCGACTGGATTTCCGCTCGTGGCTGACCACCCAGAAGCCAGGACATAAGTCGAAAGTAGACCAACGTCCAATTTAAGCTGGGTTCCCGATCGGAATATCAAGAAACTGTCGCCAGCAACCGCCGCCACGGCACTGGCTGCACTGTTTTGCGTTCCGACCACATACGAGGCGATATTCGCACCCGTAGCTGTCCTGCCAGTACCGCTTCGCTCGAGCAAGAACACATCAGTAGCGTTTGCTGCCGCCCCCAGCGCCGAGTAGGTATCCCAGGCACCAGATACAACATCAGCACCAACCTTGCCTTGCACGTAGGTGGCAATCGTCGAGGCAGTAACCTTGCTCGCTACACCACTGTCGCTCGCATAGAAGGTGTCACCGTCTGCGAGGGTTGTGATGGCCGGCAAGCTAGCCGTGTAAGCCAGGAATTGAGAGTGGACGCGAGCTGCGATCGCTGAAAACGTAGTCTTTTTTGCTGTCGTCGACTGAGCCACGACATACTGATCCGAATCAGCCAGTGTGGCAGAGGCTAGACCGGCGATCTCTGCCCCGAGAGCCGTCACCGAGGAATCGAGAAACGCCTTGACATTATCAATGTCGATTTGCTTGAGGATACCCCCATCATTGAATACCAACTTATCGCCCGAGACGATAGTGGTACTTGTGTCGATCGCTTCGAGCTTATCAACCACCCAATTGAAGAAATTCTGCGCTGTAAGGATCTTTTCCACATCCGACTGAAAGGCGACTATCTCATCGGTGTCGGCGAGGGTTGTGATCACCGAGGCTTGGTGAAGCTGATCGACCGCAAAAGCAGCAAGCAAAGCCGCAGTGGCGTGCCGAGACGAGGTTCCATCGAGCAATGGAATCTTCTCTGGGCCTGTAAGCGTATCTACCGCAAGACCAGCCACCCAATCTGCAAAACTTACATCAGGCATGTCTATCTCCACGCCCCAGAGGGCTCTACCACTGCGTTTGCACCTTCCCATGCCCAATTCCCACTTGGAGCAGACAAAAGAAGGATCATGTATTTTCCCCTGGCTCTTGGGTAGCTACGGTGATTTACTCCCGCAGTCCAAGTTCCGCTACTGTGGACAGCCGCAGGCGTAGTCCCTGCAATCAATGCCTCAATAGCCGCCTTGGCGTTGATGCTGACCTGCTCAGCCGTGTCAGCAACCATAACTCTCCAAGTCACGTTCACACTACCAGAGGCGGTGATACCGTGCAATTGGATCAGTCTTCCATAGGTGCTTCCGTTTCCCATCAGCACCGGCCCGATCGCGACATAGGATCCTGAGTGCCCAACCTTGAACGGCCAGAACTCCTGCCTTTCCGTGTCAAACATCCAGGACACCGCTGCGGACGGTATGTGAATGTAAACGGCTCTCGATTCGTGATCGTACTCGAGCACCGTATTAACGTTCGTAACGTTCGTCAGATGCTCAGGAATCGCGTCCTCAGACAACGCCTGCAAGCCGTCGCCAGAAGCCGACACCGTGTAAAGACCATGCGACGAAAGGAAATAATATCGATCAAGATGATCACGGCACCAAGCCTTTGCACCGACCATGCCGACTTCCCGCGAGATGTTTCGAAGCGTTCCGTCTGCAACCGGATCACCCTGGACAACCCATAGTGAACCACTTGTTGCCGCCAGCAAATAGGCATCTTTGTGTGGAATCAGCGAAACCACATCAGACCCTAGTTCACCAGCTTCGGACAACTGCATGACGAATGGACGCATCAAATCGCTGACATCAGCGCTGAGCGACCAATCGGAGTGGTTTGATTGTCTACTAGCGAAAATCGCCCTCCCAGAAGGACGAATGAAGCGATCTCGGTAGATGCACTGCGATGGATGGCTATTTGGAGCGTTAGCACCTGGAGTCACGTAAACCGTACCACCACTGTGAACAGCCGCAACACCTGTACTAACGACAATCCTGTTGCCGCTTGAGTCGGTTATCTTATTACCAGCGCTATCGGTCAAATACCGATCTTCGGTTGCAGGGACGGTCGAAGCACCAGCTTGAACCCAAGAGCCACCGCGAAGGCGACCTTGGAAATCTTCCGTTCTGCAATTCACGGCCCAAGGACAAAAATACCTCTCCCGCCTGCCTACGCTTTGGCGAAAAGACAGGCGACGATTAACGCCCGATGGGAAAAGTATCTCTTTACTTGTAGCCATGTCATCAATTACGCGGCAGCTTCAAGACCCGCTACGGTTCCATTGCTAGCGATCGTTAGCGCTTTCCACGAGGTAGCAGACTCGCAAAACAGAACGACCATCTGGTTTGCCGCGACTGCTGACTCAGCGTTAGCACCAGAACCGCCGTTGATCGCAATCGTTGCCGGATCCGTCGTTCGCAACTCACCGCCAGTGGCAGCGCCAGCGACAATGACAATCCTACCGGGAACCGGAGCAGGCAAAATGAGAATGTTATTCGCGTTACCCCAAGTCGGGATAACCATCTGAATGAAAGCCTCATCCGACATCTTGGTTCCGGTGGCAGAAGCGACCAAAGGCACTCTACCTGGGCCTCCAGGCGTAAACGCCATGAGCAATTCGTGTAATTCGTTTTGAGCCGACATGATTTTCCCCTTGGGCAAAAACTAATCCTTCAACGTAACCCCAACAACGCCAGCGGCATTGCCTGTGATCTTCAAGAACCTTGCACCAGCCAACGCTTCTGGGATCGGATACGATCGACCAGCCGCAACCGTTGTGGTGATAGCAGAGTTAGACTCGGTGTAAGCCGCAAGGTAAGTTCCAGTTGCGCTGATGCTGGAATACCAAGTAAGTGTCGTCAGCGAGGATCCGGAGGGTATGTGAACCATACCTCTTTCAAAGTCGCCGTAAATGATCTCATCGCTTGCGGAAAGAGTGGTGCCAATGTCCAGATTTTCGATTGAATTGCTGTACCGTGCGGTTGTCACTGCGGATCTCCTTCGATTGTCAGTCTGCCTATGCGTTGCTCGCGACTGCGGTAATTGTAATCGAAAACGCTGAATTTGCTATAAGTTCCGCGAGGCATATCTTGACCCAAACTCGTAGGGCTCGACCTATCCTGGTCGTTTCTGATCGCCAGGGCAATCATTTCCAAGTATCTTTTCTCGTGGACATGCTCTCTTTCCTCGTAATTGTGCTCTGCGGCAGCCAAGCAAGCCTCCAGGAACACTTGGCTGAGCATTTCCCCCCCAATTGGGTACGGATTTGCATCGCTCAGGTCTACGGGACGCAAAATCATTGGAACTCGGAGCACATAAGCCGCATCCGGAGCCGGATAAAATGCCAGTGACTTGCGGCTGCCGACGTTTGGGTCGAATCTGTCGGTTCTGACCGAGTAATAAGCGGGACGACCAAACTCAGGATTTGTTGTCTCAAGCTTCCTGATCGTCGCGTCATGCCGATTGCAAACAGACGGAAACCACTGGTCTGGCCCTGGGTAGTACGTCAACTCGCTGTCATTGGCGACCGAATCAAACGCAACATCCATCGGGATATCGGTTCTGGCGATCTGATAAGCCGACGCACTCGAAACCGTGACAGTTGTGTCGTCCAGAGATATCTGAGAGTTGCTCAAGCGACTTGCCACCGAGTAATACTTGTTGTTTACCCTCAAAATGCTATTAGCCGCCCATGAAGGGAAAGTCCCGCCGACGAGCGTTACCACGCCCGAAGCGATCGTTACAGTCCCGGTTGCGTACGGGGCGGTGGTTGTGACATCGACCAGAGGCTTGAAAAAAGACCAATCATGCGCTGCGTAAACACGACGAAGACCGTCAGTGATGCAATAGCCGATCCTGGTAAGTTGCTCCTGAGTGAAGGATGCACCTGCCTCTGCGCCGAAAAGATAGTGCCCGACCCTGTTTACCAAGATTGAGTAGCTGATCGGGCCGCCACCTGTCGCACTCGTTCTGGCTGGGAAGTCCAACTCAAAGTGATAAGTTGCGCCGTCATAAACAAACTCGACGTAAGCGGTGTAAGCGACGTTGACAGTATCAGCAAACTCATACTGGTAAGTTCCAGTGGAAACCAACGTCATAGCCGTTCCGTCAGCAACAACAACAGCGTTGGTGTCGTTTCGCTTAACACCATACGTCCCGGTTGGATCGGAAAGCAACGCTGACGTTACGTTAGTTGGAACGCCGTCAACCTTAAACACTTTGCGAATTATGCGAGCCATGGCTACTCCAGTGTTATGCTTCGGTCTTCAACCGTGATGTTAGTGACTCCCCCAGCACCACCACCGCTAGTCCAAGCCGCATCTCCGCGATCTCGGATCGCTTCGAGCGAGTCGGTCGTCTCGTTAAAGCTCGCCCCGGCTGCTGTAGCGTTGATCTGCGAACGAGTGGTCGAGTCAGCGGTCTTACCTGCGATGGCTCCAAGCCATTTGGCTAGCGATGTAATCCCTGCAAACAGGGTTTCGGGGATTCGATTAACTAAGGCTGTCACGTTGGTCGCCACGGCGGCCAACGCTGTGCTAGTAGCCAAGCCCGACTGAATCTCACTCACTGTGAACGTCAAGTTCGGAATCATCATGTACGCCGATGTTGTGTCTGGCACAGTTGCCCATTGACCTGTCGCCGATCTTGTTCGGATCGTTGCAACTTTTGTTGAGCCGACATAATCCTCGACAAGCCCAACCTGATCTTGGCCCGTTCCGCTGCGAATAAATACAAGCTGCCCATTGTAGGCATCATCGGTTGCTGATGCGCTTGCGTTGAGCGTTATCGTGGTCGTCGACCCACCTTGTGCTAACCCTTCATTCACCGAGTTCCGGCCTGCATCCGCAAGAATAACAAATTCGCTCGTGTTGTCGGGATTGATTCGCCAGTCTCGATCAACTGTTGCAACCTTAGTCGAGCCGTTGTATTGCAAAATGAGCCGAGCCTGCCCTGCACCTGTTCCGGTTTCAATAAATATCACATTAGGATCGTACTCGCCGTTGGTCGCACTTGCACCCGCATCGAGCTGAATCTGATTGTTGCCCGTCCCTGGCCCTTGTGCTGTGCCTGCTCGGACAATAACGCTAGCCAACTGTCGCAATCGTCGACCCGCTGAGGATACGATGTTGTGAGTTGCGCCTGTCAGCACCTCGTCCCATACCCGAACGGCAATCGGGGAATAAAGGTCATTGGCAGAAAGAGCCGACGGCCCCAGTTCTCCAATCGCCCCACCATCAGTGATAATGAGATTGCCGAAGTTATCTGGGAATGGCACAATCAAATCGGTTTTGGCCTTAATTGCCGCCACTTCGGTATCCACAAAATCATCGATCGCGTCAACGCTGGTTTGCGTCGCTCGGCTTCCAATTGTCTGATCGATTCGCGATAACTCCGTTGCCAACTCAGTCCTCACGCCGCCCGCCGTCAGCGTACTTACCGCCCCTGCAAGAGCCGTAATGTTTCCTGTTGCCGTTGCCAAGCCTCCGGTTGAGTTAGTTGCATTGGTATAAATCGCATCGAACACGCTAGCCGGAAGAACGCTCCAATGATGCGATGCCATCGAGTGAGCCGTATTGCCCGAAGTCAAAACCAAGCGTCCTGTTGTGTCAGTGTTGCCTGTCGTCAATGCGATCAAGTAATAACCGTTTGCATCGTGCGTAACCGTAGCACCGCTCAATGTTGCAACCGTCCCGTTTTTAGCTAGCCGAAAATCACCGACGACGGCATTGGTAACCGCCGCGCCGGTTGAGTCAAGAACAGGCCCAACGATTACAGTTGCTACCGTCGATTGCTTAAGTCCCTTCATTAGCACTCTGCTCCTAGTAAGACTCGTCTACGCCTGTTTCCGCCCGCCGCTTGCTCCGTGTACCTTCGCCTGCGTCTCAACGGCATGTTACCGCGACCGACATTGTATAGCTGACGCACTTCGCCCGCTGTCAAGGCTCGGTTGTAAATGCGAAGGTCATCTAGCTGGCCAGCAAGGAAAAATTGATTCGTGGTTACAGCTCCAATCGTGGTATCTATTGCGTTTAGCAAAGAACCGACTGCACTGTTGAGCACCGTCGTCGTAGACACTTGCCGACCATCGACAAACAGCGAAATACCAGATGCATTTGAGTTTCCTGCGTAAGTGCAAGCGACTTGGTGCCAGTTTCCATCGGACACACCGCTTGCAACAGACGTAACGATTATCGCGCTTGATGTGCCCTGCAAAATCAAACCAATGACATTTGCGCCTTCGATCGAAAAATACCAACCGGCAAGCACTCGCTTACCAATAATCCCGCCCGAAGTCGCGGTTGTTTTTATCCACGCAGATATTGAGAAACGACTAGAAAAGTCGATTTGAAAAGGAGATCGCTGTCCGAGGTTAACATGGTCGTTCGACCCATCGAAATCCAACGCACCCTTACCACCGCTGACGACCCAATCAGTAGCAGGATCCATGCTTGTGAGCGTGCCCCAGTTCTGCCTCCCAGACAGATCCCACAATCGAGTACCACCCATTGCAGGATTAAGCGACGGACACCACCATCCAGCATCAGGAAACAACCTCGGAAACATTGCCTCCGATGCCGAGCGAGCGAAACCAGTTTGGGTTGAGGTGTTAAAGTGGCTCATTATTCCTTGATGAACTCACGGTAAGGAATAATGATTAGCCGCGATCCGTTGTTTGTTGCTGTGCCTTCGTCGCGGATAGCTTGACCTAGATTGTTATCTGCAATTGGAGCGACATAGCGACCCAATGGACGCCACAAAACAGGAGCCTGAATTAGCACCGTATCAGCATCAGCAGTAGCCACCAGCGACGCTACGGCTGGCCCTGCTTGCCTAAGGTTGGCATCCGAAGTGCCTAGCGTGTAAGCACCAGCCGATCCGGTCATCTTAGCCGGCCAATCTGTCGTTTGGTAATTCGAAACGAGATAGAAATCGACAGTGTTTTGCGCAGTCGGAGCCGTTCCGGTTTCAACTCTTGGGTAGACGATGTACCACTGATCCCAATCTACTCCAAGGTCTGCGTATTCTCCCTGAATCGCCGAACCGTTGGCCAATCCGTCGAACGACAGCGTGTGGGTAACGCCGCTAGCTCCTGCTTCGCCCCAGATAATCGCAGTACCTTGCTCGACTTTGAAATAATCAGGCAACGCCATTATTTAACCCTTCCGTTTGGACGATAATCAGACCAAGCCTCCGAAACTTCTCCTGCTGAAAAAACCTGAGCCTGCTCTCCAGCCGAAAGTATTGGCATCGCTTGCTCTACCGTAAGCCCAATGCCGCCATTTTCTTCTGGCGCGGTCAGTGTTTGTCGAATTGGAGGCAGGCTAAAATCTGGCCAACCAGTTGCGTCTGCCGTTGCCGCCATAAACGGAAGCAGTTCTGCAACAATCGAGTTTCTGGCGGCTACCTGACGTAGCTTATTGATAATAAACATCCCAGTCGCCGTATCGTGTTGATAAAGCGAAAGCAAACCCGCAAAAGACAGCCTAAGCTGCTTTGGTAGCCTAGGAGCTATTTCTCCGCATCTAACAGCGCAATCAGAATCGCTCCCTGCGTTTGCAAGCCTTGTTGCCGTTTCATCAGACTCGATTAACGCTTTGAGTTCTTGTGGTGTCATGACAGTCCCTTTTGAAACAAAACCGTTTCTACCTTTTGCAGCTTAACCCTTGCTGAGTCATGATCGCCATCAAGAGTCGCAATCCCAGCCTCAGCAACCAGATTGATCGCATGGTGTGTCAAGTTATGAGAATGCTGATCCTTCGTGGCTGTTGTTTCCAGCTTGGCTAAAGTTTCTGCATTCTTCTCCTGCGTCGCTGTTGCGGAGCTCATGAAGGCTATATGCGCTTCAGCGATCCTTGGGCCGTACTTTCTACCAAGAGTGAAGAACAGCCATAGAAACGGCCCAACAAATAGAATCAGGCAGGCGAACGGGATTCCTACTGCTTGAACAAATTGAGCAACACTTGTCCAATCGATACTCATGGCTAATCTTTCTGTAAAATGGCGACTATGGGTTTGGGCAGTTTCCGTTGACGCAGAGTCCTCGAATGACGGCCTTCAAGCACTCTTTGTATTCTTCAGTTGTTTGAGGGTTGGATTTTGCAATCTCCTTGTCCACAGGGATCCTCCAGACGTTTAACCAGTCTTTGTTCCTGCTGGTTGGTTGCCGCATTCCAAAACAAGTTTCAATCGTGCTTGTTACCATGCCTTTTGCATCAGGTAGGTATTGCGGCAGCTTAGGGAGTAAATTCGTAAGTGAACTTGCAAGAAGCGATGTCGTACCTGCGTCTTGAAGAGTGTCAACCGCCGCTTTTGAAGTAAGGCGTATCGACTCGTAATTCGGAGCAACTGGGTTAGGCTGCGGAGTTGGATTTGGTGCTGGCGTTGGCGTAGGAGTTGGCTGGATCGCTGAAGCGGTGACGTTAATCGTGTGCCAACTGTAGGCAATGTTTGCTTGCTTGTCGGCAACAATCAGACCGAATTGGTACTTTCCAGCCGTTGGTATCGAGAAGAACACATTTGCGCCGCATGAAGCCGACTGCGACTTGAGTTCATCTGGGATAATCCAGACCTTGTTGTCTCCAACCGCATCCTCGTGCGAAAGGAACACCAGCGTTCCAGCAAGAGCCGTCGCTGGCCCCTTAATCGAAGCTTTGAGTTCTTGTCCGATCGCTGGCACTGCCAGCATTAAAAAAAGAAGCAGTGTTCTCATGGTTTCCTGTACTTGGCTTGCGGTGCTGCATGCAAAGCGATGCACATCGCATCGCTTTTTGAGTTTCAAAAAACAGAGACTAGGGCTTAGGCTCTGGTGCTGGCTGTTGCTTCTTCTTTCGGTTTTCGATGATCATCTTGATAATCTCAAAAATGACTGGAATCAAAACCTCCCAACCCTGCGTACCGGCAGACGGAGGAACTGAAGTTGCCGAGACATTTTGCTCGAGCTCGTTGCACTTGCACTCAAGGTCGTCCAGCAAGCTTTCGAGACTCGCGCAGGACATGGTTCCGACTTCGGGTGTGTCGCTGGACGCATCCGATGGGGCAAGTTTCGTAACCAAGCAACCAGCGATCCATAACGCTTGAGTGATGGTTTGCGTGGTCACCCCTTTGCGAATGTCAGCTACCAAGCTGAGAACGCAAGAGAGGGAGACATCCGAGGTGAATTTGCTTTCGCACGGCATAGTAAAAACCTTTCCTAAATTGATAAACCTAAACTACAGAAACGTGATCTGATCATTTACAAGTGCGGCGATGATGTCTTGGGTCTTTGGTATCCCAAACCCCCAGTACGGGTCATGTCCAGGATTGCCTTTGTCCTGGGCATATTGCGCAAGGAAAGCCCTGACAGCCTCAACGCCAGTGAATGCCGCCTGCCCCTCTCGTCGCATCAATTCAACAATGAGACACAGCAAACCCGCCGCAAATGGGGTAGCCATGCTTGTGCCAGACATGGCTCGGTAGCCATTGGTGGTCGAGCATGAAATGATGTCCTGACCTGGGCAGCACATATCAAGCTCGCGACCGCCAGAAGAAAACGATGCTCGCTCTCCATCTTGTCGGTATGCACCGATACAAAGCGATTCTGGATATTTGGCTGGATATCCGATCGTGTTTTGCCTGCCGGTGAATCCTGCATTGCCAGCAGCAGATACGACAATCGATCCTTTACCCCATGCGTACTTGATTGCATCCTGCATCGGAGCGTAGGGAGCGTTAGATCCGAGCGACATTGAAATCACATCGGCACCATTGTCCGCCGCCCATCGGATCCCCTGAGCGATCGCCTCAGACGAACCACTACCGCGATTGGATAAAACCTTTCCGACCATCAGAGATGCTGCGGGAGCCAGTCCGATACCGTCCCTTCCAAGAACAGTTCCGGCGCAATGGGTTCCATGCCCGTTGCCATCTCTCCAGTTTTCACCCTGGATGAACGACTTCGCCTCTACGGGCTCTGGAAGTAAATCGTGTGAGTTCATTCCAGTGTCGAGGATAGCCGCACGAATGTTTGCACCTGTTCCTCGCTTCCAAATCGGCTCAAAGATCGCCTTTGGCAAGTGCCAGAGGTTCTCCGGAGCAGCGAAAAGCTGAACACTAGAGACCAAATCTGGTGGCAGATAAACAGGAGGACTTGTGTCTTGCATGTTGGATCTCGACAATGATGATTGCGAAGAAAAACAGGGGAGCAGGCACCTACCTGCCCCCCGTAGATCTCAAACAGAGACGCTTAGGTCAGCATTTGAGCGCAAGCGATCCAATCGACCTTCATGTTCAACGCGGCGTTGCCAGCAATGTCCTTGATTCCGATGATCGGAGCAAGAAGCACATCGTCTGGGAAAGTTGCCGCATCGATCTCAGAAGCCGTGAGGCGAGCAGGAGCCGAAGCAGTTCCAGCCAAAAAACCGTTGACGAAATACTCAACGGTCTTCGGGATAGCCCTGTAACGGAAGCCAAGCTTGACGTAGGTGTCAGCGACCATTGTGGCGATCGCGTTGAGCTTCGTCTTGGTGGCACCGTCTTGGAACGTCTGACCATCTGCCTTGTAAGAACCGTCAACAGCAGCCCCCTCGGCTTGAAGATGCACGAACCCGAGGAAGTTCTTGTCAGCCAGAGCACCAGTGGTGTCGGCAAACAATCCGTCCGTCGCGCCCATACTGACTTCGCCAAGACCAACCGCCCACGACCACTTAGCAGCAGTGATTGCACTGACGCTAAGTCGAGTCTCAAACACCAAGTCGTTGTTGGCAAGCAAGAACGGAGCACCCAAACCGCGACCCCACTGCAAGACAGCTTCGTCGTTTGCGGCATTTCCGTCGATCGCAAGCTGAATCAAGCCCTTTTCGGTGGCGGTGTCAGCGATCTGCTCGATCGAACAGCCAGTTCCCTCAAGGATTCGATACGGGCCTTCTGCCGTGGTAGCCTGGAACGAATGGAAGTTGTCAAAGAACCCAAAAAGAGGGTTCCCAGACTGACCATAGTCAGGGCCGCCGAGCGGATTAAGCCGGAATGGAGCAGGAAAATTCTTCCACAACCTCCCACTTGGAAGGTATCCGATGTCAAGTTCGTCCCATGTAAGCATGATTTTTCCTTTATGGAAAGTTGAGGGATTGTCTCAGCTTTGGGTGAGCGTTGTCCCAGTACAAAAAACTGGCGGGCGAATTTACCGTCTGCCCGCCAGAGACGCTTCTTTTCAATCTGCTGACTTTATGTCAGCAAACCTACTAGGCAGTTTCAGTCACAGTTTGAGTGCAATAGCCACGGAAGTTTCCACGGCGATTGAAGCAAACCATTTGAACCGAGTCGTCCATGCAGCGAACGCGAACGTTGCTCATCTCTGGGTGCTGGAACGCCTTTCGCTTACGCATCTGCCGACCGGCAGCGTAGTAAGCCTTGAAGGTCGCCCAGTTCACGCCGAGGATGACACCATCGGTGCGAGCATTGACGCTATTTTGGTTCGTCCAAGCTGGAACCCAAGTCATCGGAACACCACGGACGTACACGGTTCCGCTGTGAGCAGCCATGTCGTCACCGATGTTATCGTTGCCGAGTTGTAGCAATCGACGACCTGAAGCCAAGACGCTGTGAGTGGTCAACAATTCCCAATCGCTTCGCTTTTGGCTAACGATGTCAGGACGCTGAACAGGAGGCGTAAACTGGCAAAGATCCATCGAGTTGATAACCTTCTCGACAAAATCACTGCGGCTCACCGAAGTGTAAGGGAACGTGCGGTTTCGCCATTGTGGATACTGGGTGCAGGAAATACCTCCAACACCGTTAGCGCTCCAACCAACAGGCTCGAAGCCATTGAACCCTTCCGGAGCGTTGTTCTCCGTCACGCTGTCGTTCGTGGCGGTGATCCACCAGAGCAACGATGCGACCGAGAACGGTGTCTGAGTTGGTGCAGTCGGCCCAGGGCCAAACACCAAGTCTTCCATGCCCGTGTAGAACGATGTCATGAGGTCACGTTCCATGTCCTCAATGTAATCGTAGATCTGCCTTCCGCCGGTTCGGAAGATCTCT